GCCCCGGATCGGCATCACTGTTTCCGTTGACGAAGTTCCCCGCATCCAGAAAACGGGCGTAAACCTTACGCCGGACCACCGTTCCGCCGACCAGACTCTGCATATCTTCCGCCATCCCGGTGACCATACCGTACAGGTTAGAAACCGTCAGCGTGGGGCGCGTACTGGTGCCTTTGCCATTCAGTTCAAAACCGCTCCCCTGAATGGGATACGGCTGATACTGTCGCCCCTGCCAGGTGACCGGCTCACCTTTTTCGTTCTGCTCATTACAGAAAAAATAACGTTCTCCACCGACCTCTGTCAGGTCGATTTCCCAGAGCACCACGCTGGCCGACTGCTCCGCACGGGTGCATTCATTCAGTGTTTCCTGCCGGATATCCTGCATCAGTTCACCACCTGTTCAAACTCTGCGCTGAACTCAACACGCAACATACTGACCCGCGACGACCATTTTGCGCAGGTCACCTTTATCTGCCGCCACTCATAAGGCGGCGTCCACAGAAAGGATTTCCAGCCCCCGTGCTCTTCCAGAAACGACTCCAGTACCGTGGCCTCCTCACGGGGGACAGAAAGCGTCACGCTGTACGTTTTCAGGTTGGCATTCAGCCCGGCAGGCGCTCGCTGAGAATAGCCATCACCAAAGCGCACCTTTCTTACAGAAGGGACCGAAGCCACATCCATACCGGGTTTCACTTTCCAGCGGAAGGTCTTCATCGTCCACCTCCGGAGAACAGGCCACCATCGCGCATCTGCCCGGTCACAACATCCATTGCCGCCTTACGGGCTACGTCATAAACAGCCTTCAGCGCCTGTGGCCCTATCTGCCCGTTCGTGCCGTCGTTGTTAATCACCACATGGTTATTCTGCTCAAACGTCCCGGACGCCTGCGACCGGCTGTCTGCCATGCTGCCCGGTGTACCGACATAACCGCCGGTGGCATAGCCGCGCATCAGCCGGTAAAGATTCCCCACGCCAATCCGGCTGGTTGCCTCCTTCGTGAAGACAAACTCACCACGGTGAACAATCCCCGCTGGCTCATATTTGCCGCCGGTTCCCGTAAATCCTCCGGTTGCAAAATGGAATTTCGCCGCAGCGGCCTGAATGGCTGTACCGCCTGACGCGGATGCGCCGCCACCAACAGCCCCGCCAATGGCGCTGCCGATACTCCCGACAATCCCCACCATTGCCTGCTTAAGCAGAATTTCTGTCATCATGGACAGCACGGAACGGGTGAAGCTGCGCCAGTTCTGCTCACTGCCGGTCAGCATCGCCGCCATATTCTGTGCAATACCATCAAAGGTCTGCGTGGCTGCACTTTTTACCTGCGACATACTGTCCGTGGCGCTCTCTTCCCACTCACTCCAGCCGGACTTCAGGCCTGCCATCCAGTTCCCGCGAAGCTGGTCTTCAGCCGCCCAGGTCTTTTTCTGCTCTGACATGACGTTATTCAGCGCCAGCGGATTATCGCCATACTGTTCCTTCAGGCGCTGTTCCGTGGCTTCCCGTTCTGCCTGCCGGTCAGTCAGCCCCCGGCTTTTCGCATCAATGGCGGCCCGTTTTGCCCGTTGCTGCTGTGCGAATTTATCCGCCTGCTGCGCCAGCGCGTTCAGGCGCTCCTGATACGTAACCTTGTCGCCAAGTGCAGCCAGCTGGCGTTTGTACTCCAGCGTCTCATCTTTATGCGCCAGCAGGGATTTCTCCTGTGCAGACAGCTGGCGACGTTGCGCCGCCTCCTCCAGTACCGCGAACTGACTCTCCGCCTTCCACAAATCCCGGCGCTGCTGGCTGATTTTCTCATTTGCTCCGGCATGCTTCTCCAGCGTCCGGAGTTCAGCCTGAAGCGTCAGCAGGGCAGCATGAGCACTGTCTTCCTGACGATCGCCCGCAGACACCTTCACGCCGGACTGTTTCGGCTTTTTCAGCGTCGCTTCATAATCCTTTTTCGCCGCCGCCATCAGCGTGTTGTAATCCGCCTGCAGGATTTTCCCGTCTTTCAGTGCCTTGTTCAGTTCTTCCTGACGGGCGGTATATTTCTCCAGCGGCGTCTGCAGCCGTTCGTAAGCCTTCTGCGCCTCTTCGGTATATTTCAGCCGTGATGCCTCAGACTCGGCCCAGTCCTTTGCTGCCATCTCTCTGGCCTTTTCAAGATCGGCCTGCAACGTGGCGGCTGAAAGCCCAAGTTGCGCATTCGCTCTGTCCTCCCATGCTCCCCGGAGATTGGCAAGAAATGCTGAGGTTTTACCGCGCCGGTGGCTCCGACTCTGATACCACTGCCATTTTTTGTCCGCCTCATCAAAAGCCTTTTCTGCTTTCTCCAGCATTCCCTGGGCAGTGTCCGGGCGACCAATATCCAGCACCGAATCCCACATGGATTTGAATGCCCGTGCTGTCCTGTCTGCCCAGGTCTCCAGCGTGCCCATGTTCTCTTTCAGGCGGCGGGTCTGGTCATCAAACCCTTTCGTTGCGGCCTCGTTCGCCGCCTGCAATGCCCCGGCTTCATCTCCGGAACGCTGCAACTGAGCAACATACGCAATCTGCTCCGCCGTCACGTTACGGAACTGACGTGCCATCGCTGTCAGTCCCGACGTCGGGTCTGTGGTCAGCTTCCCGAAGGCTTCAGCGACCTTGTCCACCTCCACGCCGGATGCAGAGGAGAAACGCGCCACACTCTGGCTGATCGCCTCAAACTGCTCACCACCACGCACACCGGCATTCACCAGCGCCGTCAGTGACTCGCTGGTCTGGTTAAACGTCAGCCCTGCCGCCTGCCCGGCTCTGGACAGGGCCAGAATACGATCTGCCGTCAGTCCCGCCTGATTGCCGGAAAGGACCAGCGTTTTGTTGAAATCGGACAGGGTTGAGTTGCCCTGATACCAGGCATACGCCAGCGCACCGGTCGCCACCGCCAGCGAGGTGGCCCCCACCATCGGCAGGGTGATCGCACCGGCAAGCCCCCTGAACATGGGGATCATCCCGCCGAAGGAGTCCTTAACCTGACCACCCTGTTGCAGCAGGATCAGCCACGGACTTTGCCCGCCTGCAAGCTGCGTGGCCACGTCGGTGAACTGTGCAGGCAGCATACGCATGGCGGCTTTATACTGCCCGACGGAAATCCCCGCTTTCTGTGCAGCCAGCGCCTGTCGGCTCAGCGACTGTTCAACGACTGCCGCTGTTTTTTTCGCATCAGTTTCCGTACCGGAAAAATGACGCCTGACTCTGGCCATCTGCTCGTCAAATCTGGCCGCATCCAGACTTAAATCAACGACCAGATCGCCTACCGGTTCAGCCATACCGGACTCCTCCTGCGATCCCTTCTGATACTGTCATCAGCATTACGTCATCCTCCGTCATGTCCGCCACATCCGGGGAAGTAGGGATAACTTCATTCCCGTCCGGGCCAAAGCGGACACCTCCGGCAAGCCCTGCCGCTTTCTGCATCAGCACATCATCTTCAGGCTCTTCGTCAGCCTCGCGCCGGTTCAGCAGACTGAAATCCAGCGGATGCATATCCGGATCGCTGAAAAACAGGCTGAGCACGGTGTACGTCAGCCCGGAAAAGTGCATATCCAGCAGAACATCATGAAAATAATGGGTACTGTAAAAGCGGTGCCAGTCGGCATACTCCGTGGATGACATCCCGGCAAGCATGGCGCGCCAGTCAGGTCGCCCCATCTCACGCGCCAGTTTCAGGGCAAAACTCAGCTCACCGTCGAACACTTTCCCGCAGAAACAGGCTCTGCAGGCCCGGCGTCCTCTGCCTGTTCAGGGGCATCATTCACAACAAACTCAGACATACCGGACAGACGCATTACCACATTTTCAGCCTGAGCAATTGCCTCTGTGGGCCAGGTGGTAAGCACTTCCTGCTCAATTTGTTTAACGGCTTCATTCATGGACGGCATCTTTGTCTTCTGCGGATGGTTATGCCACAGGGACATCGCCACCAGAAAAGCACCGGTTCTGACGAGATCTTCCACGCTCACCTGTCGATTGAGACTGGATCCCGCCTGTTCTGCCTGTCGTTTCAGCAGGGCGAGATGCTCAATTCGCTGCAGGGCTGACAGTTCAGAAAGCGTGACGCTCATACCGTTATATTCAAATGATTCGGTTTTCAGGAACATCGCTGACTCTCCGGATTAACTGTCGGTGACGGTGATTCCTGCAACCACAGCAAGTTCACCATTACCGGATACAACCGGAATGTTGACCTTGCCTGCAGCAACACCTTTCACGGTGATGGTCATACCACTGACCGACACGGTGGCTTTTGTTTTATCCGCAGACACCGCACGGAAGCTCTTGTCGGTTGCGCCTTCCGGCTGGAATGCCACGGTCAGCGTGATGCTCCGCCCTTTCACCACCGAAGTGCTGGCAGGCGTCACGGTCATGCCGGTTGCCGCTGTTACCGTGCTGCGATCTTCTGCCATCGACGGACGTCCCACGTTGGTGACTTTCACCGTGCGGGTGATCACTTCCTTCGCCGTCACCGCCTTACCGATACTGCTGACCCAGCCGCGGAACACATCGACCGTGCCGTTCGGGAAGCGGATTTTATAGGCACGGGTATCCCCTTTATTAAACCACGCCAGCAGCGCCTGCTGCCCCTGCTCTCCGGGCATCCACGCCAGCGTGAAGCTGGTATCTCCGGCAGATTTCTGCCCCTGCCCGGTCGCAGTCCAGTCCGCATTTTCATCATCGAGATAGCTGTCGTCATAGGACTCAGCGGTCAGTTCGCCGGGCGTCAGGTCTTTAACTTTTGCCAGACGCGACCAGTCAACGTCTGAAAGCGGATTCGCATAAGGGTCACCGCTCCCGTTATAAACCCACAGGGTGGTCCCGGCCCCTTTCACCGGTGCCAGAGGATTTGGTGTTGGCATATCGTCCTCACATTTCATAGGTAATGACATAAGTCAGATCGGCTGAACTCCACAGGCCCGCATCATCGTCGCGCCGGTAGTCATAGCCACTGGCCACCATACTGGTGATCAAATCTGACAGCGCCGGGATATCGCTCATCACCGGATAAATCCGGGACTCCATCCACGAATCCAGCTCTGAATCCGGCACCTGAGCAGGCAGGAAAACTTCAATATGCAGCTCCGCCTGCCAGGTATCGCTGTCCAGCTCTTCGCCCGTGTATTCAGCGCCGGTGAGATAAACGGCAATTGCCGGAAAATCTTCCTCATCAAAAGCAGCGGGGCGACCATCAAAAAGCGTCGCCCCGGTGTCATGCTTCTCCAGTGCATCCAGTACGGCTGCACGGAGTTCAGTATGTTTCATCGCTTTATTACCATCCTCAGTTGATGCTGCAGCGCATAGCCCAGCTCTTTCGGAAGACGTTCACGCCGTATCCGCTCAATATTTTGTTTAAACGCCGTGGTCAGCGGCACCGCCATCGGGATTTTCACCACATCAATGGGGTAACGGTTTTTCCCGGCCACACGCTGCATGACATGCCACCGGCCATTTTTCAGTTGCTGAATAAACGCGCCGGGAATACGACGGTTACCCACCACAAGCACGCTGCCGCCACCTTTCAGGGATGAACGCTGCCCCTTTTTACGACGCCTGCGGCGCGAAAGGACAACCCGCGCATTACCCAGCCTGATTACGGGCAAATCCCCCCGGTTAACTTTGATTCTGGCCTGCGGATTTTTGACCGTGGCCCTTTTCAGCCTGGCCCTTTCCTTTACCAGTTTCCGGCGTACCTTTGTCTCACGGGCAACCTGTGACGCCGACTGCGATATCGCGGATGACGCAACGCGGTTAATGGCCATTGCGGCGGCACCGGGCACCGCCGTTCTGCTGATACGGCTGAGGTTTTCAACGGCCTGCTCAAGACCTTTTATGGCCATTCATCCCCCTTTCAGCGGCGACGGTTAACGGCAGGCGGTACGCCCCGCCCAAGCCAGAGATGACAGCTTCCGCCATCATCCGGCGAAATCCGGTCTATCCAGAAGTTTTCCTCACCGATGGTCAGCATGTCGCCGCGCCGCAGCTGCCGCACATCATCAGTCCGGACAAACAGGGACGGGCTGGAGCCTTCAACGCGCACGCCCTGTCCGGCATAGCTGATATTTTCAGGGTCATCAAAAACACCACGTATCACAGCACCGGACTGCTCACCGGATGTCATGGTGGCTGACGTTCCCATGTACCCGCGTATCGTTTCATCGGCGCAGGCAATGGCAGCATCGAACAGGTTATCGAAATCAGCCACAGCGCCTCCCGTTATTGCATTCTGGCCAGGCCGCGCTCTGTCATTTCAGCTGCCACACCGGCAGAGACACGAAACGCCGTTCCCGGCAGCACAAATGCCACAGCCTCATCCCGCGTGGCGTGAAGTGCATCAGTATGCAGCGTCACCAGTGCCACAACCGTGACCAGATCAGCCGTATCAGTCACGGTATCCGGCTGCGCTGATACAACCTCATTTTCATGCACGGTCAGCACATTTTCCGGGCTGACAGACGTGTCCTGACCGGCTGCGTCATCCGTGTCATCAAGCTCCTCTTCCAGCTCTGCCACACGGAGCGCCAGTTCTTCTTTCGTCCCCGTCAGGCTGACATCACGGTTCAGTTGCTCACCCAGCGAACGGAGACGGGCAATCAGTTCATCTTTCGTCATGGACTCCTCCACAGAGAGAAAATGGCCCCGAAGGGCCATGATTACGCCAGTTGAACGGACACGAACTCATCAGGATCAGCCAGCAGCATCAGCGGTGCTGACTGAATCATGGTGAACTCTCGCGCCGGATCGCCGGATGTCTTCCAGTTTTTCGGATAACGGGGAGACGCATTAATACCCTCACTCAATGCATCCGCATCCTGAATACAGCCATAGGTGCGCAGACCGCGTGCATGAGTGTTACCCAGCACCATCGTGTTGTCCGGCAGGAAGTTCTTTTTGACGCCGTTTTCCACGTACTGTCCGGAATACACGACGATGGCCACATCGCCATACATTCCCTTATAAGACACCGCTTTGCCCAGGTCTTTTACCGCTGTCTCCAGTTCGGAATGAGAGCCGCGACGGGTATCCAGCTTCTCCCTGACGGCTTTGAAGGAACGGAACAGCGCCCAGCCTTTCGGGTCAAACACGATGATATTCACCACACCGCTGGCGTTCAGCGCGTAGGCTTCGATATCGTCGGTCGGGTCATACGTGGACTTGTCGCGCTTGCTCCACCCCGTGCTGCCGGACTGCGTGATGTTATTCGCTTCACTGCGACCCATATCCACCTCAACCGGATCGAAGGCTTCACCGGTCATGGTGTATTTGCCCTTAAGCACGGCAGAAACTGCCTGCATCTCTTCGACCTGAGCAATGGCCAGCTCTTCGTCACGCATGTTCTGCATGATGATGCGACGGCGGCGGTAAGCCGGGTCCGCCAGATTCTGCGGATCTTCATCCGGCAGGCGACGCAGGGTCATCTGCGGATTCACTTCATGCTTCGGCTTGACATATCCCGGCGTAAATTCAGAGGTGGAGCCGCCACGGGAACGGATAACCTCACCGGAAACAATCGGCGAAACGTACAGCGCCATGTTTACCAGTCCCGGAATTTGTGAGAGATAGACTTTCTCCGTAGTGAAGGGATAGCTCTCACGGAAAAAGAGACGCAGAAACAGCGGATCAAACTTAAATTTCTGCTCATTTGCCGCCAGCAGCTGGGCGGTTGTGTACATCGACATAAAAAAATCCCGTAAAAAAAGCCGCACAGGCGGCCTTTAGTGATGAAGGGTCAGGTTAAACGATGCTGATTGCCGTTCCGGCAAACGCGGTCCGTTTTTTCGCCTCGTCGCTGGCAGCCTCCGGCCAGAGCACATCCTCATAACGGAACGTGCCGGACTTGTAGAACGTCAGCGTGGTGCTGGTCTGGTCAGCAGCAACAGCAAGAATGCCAACGGCAGCACCGTCGGTGGTGCCATCCCACGCAACCAGCTTACGGGTGGAGGTATCCGGCATCAACGGAGTCATTGCTGGCGTTTTCTTACTCAATCCGCCGGGCGCGGTTGCGGTATGAGCCGGGTCACTGTTGCCCAGCGGCTGGTAATGGGTAAAGGTTTCTTTGCTCGTCATAAACATCCCTTACACTGGTGTGTTCAGCAAATCGTTAACGGCATCAGATGCCGGGTTACCTGCAGCCAGCGGTGCCGGTGCCCCCTGCATCAGACGATCCAGCGCAGTGTCACTGCGCGCCTGTGCACTCTGTGGTGCTGCGGCCAGAATGCGGCGGGCCGTTTCCACGGTCATTCCGGGGGTTTCTGCCAGAACGCGCGCCTGTTCTTCGCGTCCGTGAGCCTCCTCACAGTTGAGGATCCCCATAATGCGGCTGTTTTCTGCCGCAACCGCAGCGGTGATCTGCGCGTTCACGTCCGGCTGCGCCGCGCTGGCGTTTTCGCCCTCCGTCGCTGGCACCACGTCAGTAACGTCAGCCTGCGAAGCAGTGGCTGAAACAGTTGTTGATTGAGTCTCTTTGGTCATTCGCCCTCCTGAGAGACGGGATTTACGTGCATCCAGTGCATCACGCATGACGGTGATCGCATCGGTGCTGTTGACAAGTTCATCAGCCAGTCCGGCATCAATGGCCTCCTGACCGCTGTACACTGCAGCCTCGGTATCCAGCACAGCCTGCACGGACAGGCCGGTATATGCCGACACCTTCTGCGCAAACATCCGGCGGGTTGCATCCATCCGGGACTGCAGTGTCTCCCGGACATCATCCGGTAGATGGCTGTAGGGGTTGCCATCCACCTTATGGCTGCCGCTGTAAATCAGCGTGATTTCCACGCCCTGTTTCTCCAGCGCAGCACCGTAATTACTGTGAGCCATCATGACGCCGATGGAGCCTGTCCGGGCGGTCTGCGTGACCAGACGCCGGGAGGCGGCACTGGCAAGCAGCTGACCTGCGCTGCAGTTCATGTCATTGGCCAGCGCCCATACCGGCTTTATGTCACGCACACGGGCGATGATGTCAGCGCAGTCAAATGCCCCTGCCACCATCCCGCCTGGCGTATCCATATCGAGCAGAATGCCATCCACCATCGGGTCGCTGGCAGCCTGTTGCAGACGGGCGATAATGCCGTTGTAACCGGTCATTCCCGAATACGGCTGCAGCGCCCGCGTCCGGCTGACCAGCGTGCCGGACACCGCCAGCACGGCGATGCCGTTCATGACCTGATAACTGCGGGCTTGTCGTGGTCCGTCATCATCACCGGATAACGCCAGCGCCGCGGGTGCCTCTCCGGCAGTCAGGCTGTCGCCGGATACTGCATCCGTCAGGCGGCTGATCCCAAGCTGGCCTGCAAGCGCACAAAAGAAAACCCGCGCATAGGCGGGTTCAAGCATCAGCGGCTCATTAAAGGCCATGCTGGCAATATGCGGGAGATTACGCAGCTCTGCTGTCACTCTTCTCCTCCTCTGTTGATTGTCGCAGCCCGGATTCAAATGCCGCAGCCGCCCAGGCGGGTGGTTTAAGACCGGCTGTACGACGCTCCATCGTTTCACGGACCTGCTGGGCAAAAATTTCCTGATAGTCATCACCGCGTTTCGCGCACTCTTTCTCGTAGGTGCTCAGTCCGGCTTCTATCAGCATCACCGCTTCCTGAACTTCTTTCAGACCATCGATGGCCATACGACCGGAGCCTATCCAGTCGCAGTTCCCCCAGGCACTGCGGGCTTCCTGAAAGCTGAAGCGCGCTTTTGAAGGTAACGTCACCACGCGGCGAACGATGGCCTCTTCCAGCCAGCACAGAAACATCTGGCTCGCCTGACGGGATGCGACGAATTTTCGCCGCCCCATAAAGTACGCCCACGACTCGTTCGCACTGGCCCGTGCCGTGGAGTAGCTCATCTGGGCGTAATTCCGGGAAAGCTGCTCATACGAGACACCCAGCCCGGCAGCGATATACCGCAACAGTGACTGCTCAAACACGGAGTAGCCGTTATCCGTGTCCTGAGCCGTCTGCAGGTTCAGTGAGTCCCCCGGCATCAGGTGCGGCACTTTTGCGCCTCCCAGACGGACCGGTGCTGCGGCGTAATACGCGGCAATTTCACCAATCCAGCCCGTCAGCCTTTCCCGCTGCTCCTGACTGTTCGCGCCCAGAATAAAATCCATCGCTGACTGCGTATCCAGCTCACTTTCAATGGTGGCGGCATACATCGCCTTCACAATGGCGCTCTGCAGCTGCGTGTTCTGCAGCGTGTCGAGCATCTTCATCTGCTCCATCACGCTGTAAAACACATTTGCACCGCGGGTCTGCCCGTCCTCCACGGGTTCAAAAACGTGAATGAACGAGGCGCGCCCGCCGGGTAACTCACGGGGTATCCATGTCCATTTCTGCGGCATCCAGCCAGGATAGCCGTCCTCGCTGACGTAATATCCCAGCGCCGCACCGCTGTCATTAATCTGCACACCGGCACGGCAGTTCCGGCTGTCGCCGGTATTGTTCGGGTTGCTGATGCGCTTCGGGCTTACCATCCGGAACTGTGTCCGGAAAAGCCGCGACGGACTGGTATCCCAGGTGGCCTGAACGAACAGTTCACCGTTAAAGGCGTGCATGGCCACACCTTCCCGAATCATCATGGTAAACGTGCGTTTTCGCTCAACGTCAATGCAGCAGCAGTCATCCTCGGCAAACTCTTTCCATGCCGATTCAACCTCGCGGGAAAAGGCACGGGCTTCTTCCTCCCCGATGCCCAGATAGCGCCAGCTTGGGCGATGACTGAGCCGGAAAAAAGACCCGACGATATGATCCTGATGCAACTGGATGGCGTTGGCGGCATAGCCGTTATTGCGTACCAGATCGTCCGCGCGGGCATTGCCACGGGTAAAGTTGGGCAGCAGGGCTGCATCCACACTTTCACCCGGTGGGTTCCACGCCCGCAACTGCCCACCAAATCCGCTGCCACCGCCGTGATAACCGGCATATTCACGCAGCGATGTCATGCCGTCCGGCCCCAGAAGGGTGGGAATGGTGGACGTTTTCATACATAAAATCCTGCAGGTCCCCTGCGTCGCTGTGTCATGCCGGTCTGCACTTCCAGCTCCGCAATGTATTTTTTCAGGTCAGACACGGAAGTGGCCGTAAACTCCACTCGCCGTCCGTCTTTCTGTACCGTTGCCACCCGTTTTCCTGTCATCAGGTCATGCAGTGCCGCACGGGCAGCGGCAAGTTCTTCCTGTCGCGTCATTCATCCTCTCCGGATAAGGCACGGGCGTAATCTGCCAGTGTTTTCTTGTTGGTTGCTGCACCATCCTCTTCCTGCAGGCTCGCCAGCAGTGCACTGAGATCCAGCTGCCAGCGGGAAATACTGATGCGCAGCGCCGCCAGCGCATAAACGAAGCAGTCGAGTGCTTCATTGCGTCGCTTTTTGCTGTCCCACAGTATTTTTTTCCTGCCATCCACCCATTTTTCGACCTGCTCTTCAGCAGTCAGCTGCTGCGCTTCGGTAAGATCAAAAATATCCGGGTTATTCGGGAAGTGAACGGCACCGGGAAGCGGTTCATCCCCTTCCGGCGTCAGTGTGAAGCGGTTATAAATCTGCTCTTTCGCGGTATCCGTACCGATTTCGGTAAGGTAAACCCCGTTTTTGTTTCGCTTACGTGGCATGCTGGCCACCGGCTTTCCGTAGACGGATGCCCCTTTAATGGGGATCACCCGGAACAGCCCATGTTTTTTCGAGCGTTCATACACAATGGTCGGGTCAATCCCGCCAGTATCCCAGCAGATACGGGATACCGACATTTCTGCACCATTCCGGCGGGTATAGGTTTTATTGATGGCCTCATCCACACGCAGCAGCGTCTGTTCATCATCGTGGCGGCCCATAATAATCTGCCGGTCAATCAGCCAGCTTTCCTCACCCGGCCCCCATCCCCATACGCGCATTTCGTAGCGGTCCAGCTGGGAGTCGATACCGGCGGTCAGGTAAGCAACACGATCAGGAACGGGCGCTGAATAATGCTCTTTCCGCTCTGCCATCACTTCAGCATCCGGACGTTCGCCGATTTTCGCTTCCCACGTCTCACCGAGCGTGGTGTTCACGAAGGTTTTACGTTTTCCCGTATCCCCTTTCGTCTTCATCCAGTCTTTGACAATCTGCACCCAGGTGGTGAACGGGCTGTACGCTGTCCAGATGTGAAAGGTCACACTGTCAGGCGGTTCAATCTCTTCACCGGATGACGAAAACCAGAGAATGCCATCACGGGTCCAGATCCCGGTCTTTTCGCAGATATAACGGGCATCAGTGAAGTCCAGCTCCTGCTGACGGATGACGCAGGCGTTATGCTCGCAGAGATAAAACACGCTGGAGGGGTCATCCGGCGTCCATTTGAGGCCAAACGGCGTCTCTTTATCGCCAAATTTAAGGTACTGCTCCTCCCCGCAGTGCGGGCAGGCAACATGAAAACGCATAAAATGAGGGGATTCACTGGCTGCACGCTCAATCTGGCATGTGCCTCTCACTTTGGGCGTGGAGCCACGGATGGACTTTGGCCAGACCGAGCCTTCAATACGCTTATCGCCCAGGAACGTCGGAGAGCCTTCCTGTTCAATATCCTCATCAAAGGCAGCAAGTTCATCATAACCCGCCACATCCACCGACTTTTCACGGTAGTTTTTTGCCGCTTTACCGCCCAGGCACCAGAAGCCACGACCATTGGAAAAACGCTTCATGGTGAGCGTGTTATCCCGGTGCTTTTTGCCATACCACGGAGCCAGCGCCAGCAGTGACGGAATATCGCGGATGGTCGGCTCAACGTGGGTTTTCATAAAGTTCTCGGCATCACCATCCGTCGGCAACCAGATAAGGGTGTTGCGCTGCTTATGCTCTATGAAGTAGGCATAAACACCCAGCAGCATTTTGGAATAACCAACACGGGCAGACTTCACCACATTCACCTCGCGGACGTAGTCACTGCCCATCGCATTCATGATGGCCCGCTGAAAGGGCAGTGTTTCCCAGCGCCCTTCCTGGTATGCGGATTCTTTCGGGAGATAGTAATTGGCATCCGCCCATTCAACGGCGGTCTGTGGCTCCGGCCGGAACAGTGAGCGAAGCCCGGCGCGGACAAAATGCCGCAGCCTGTTAACCTGACTGTTCGATATATTCACTCAGCAACCCCGGTATCAGTTCATCCAGCGCGGCTGCTTTGTTCATGGCTTTGATGATATCCCGTTTCAGGAAATCAACATGTCGGTTTTCCAGTTCCGGAAAACGCCGCTGCACCGACAGGGGGATCCCGTCGAGAATACTGGCAATTTCACCTGCGATCCGCGACAGCACGAAAGTACAGAATGCGGTTTCCACCACTTCAGCGGAGTCTCTGGCATTTTTCAGCTCCTGTGCGTCGGCCTGCGCACGCGTAAGTCGATGGCGTTCGTACTCAATAGTCCCTGGCTGGAGATCTGTCTCGCTGGCCTGCCGCAGTTCTTCAACTTCCCGGCGCAGCTTTTCGTTCTCAATTTCAGCATCCCTTTCGGCATACCATTTTATGACGGCGGCAGAATCATAAAGCACCTCATTACCCTTCCCACCACCCCGCAGAACGGGCATTCCCTGTTCCTGCCAGTTCTGAATGGTACGGATACTCGCACCGAAAATGTCAGCCAGCTGCTTTTTGTTGACTTCCATTGTTCATTCCACGGACAAAAACAGAGAAAGGAAACGACAGAGGCCAAAAAGCTCGCTTTCAGCACCTGTCGTTTCCTTTCTTTTCAGAGGGTATTTTAAATAAAAACATTAAGTTATGACGAAGAAGAACGGAAACGCCTTAAACCGGAAAATTTTCATAAATAGCGAAAACCCGCGAGGTCGCCGCCCCGTAACCTGTCGGATCGCCGGAAAGGACCCGCAAAATGATAATAATTATCATCTGCATGTCACAACGTGCATCTACGCCATCAAACCACGTCAAATAATCAATTATGACGCAGGTATCATATTAATTGATCTGCATCAACTTAACGTAAAAACAACTTCAGACAATACAAATCAGCGACACTGAATACGGGACAACCTCATGTCAACGAAGAACAGAACCCGCAGAACAACAACCCGCAACATCCGCTTTCCTAACCAAATGATTGAACAAATTAACATCGCTCTTGATCAAAAAGGGTCCGGGAATTTCTCAGCCTGGGTCATTGAAGCCTGCCGCCGGAGACTGTGCTCAGAAAAAAGAGTTTCTCCTGAAGCAAACAAAGAAAAGAGTGACATTACTGAATTGCTCAGAAAACAGATCAGACCAGATTGAAGCAATTTAGATAATCGTGCAGACTACGCCCCTCATATCACATGGAAGGTACTACAATGGCTCAGGTTGCCATTTTTAAACAAATATTCGATAAAGTGCGAAATAATTTAAACTATCACTGGTTTTATTCTGAACTAAAACGTCACAATGTCTCACATTACATTTACTATTTAGCCACAGAGAATATTCATCTTGTTCTTGAAAACGATAATACGGTTTTAATAAAAGGACAGGGTAAGGTTGTAAATGTAAGATTTTCAAAAAATAAATGCCTTATAGAAGCCACATTAAAAGGATTCAAATCAGGAGAGTTATCATTTTACGAATACAGGAAAAATCTTGCTACAGCAGGGGTTTTCAGATGGATTACAAATATCCACGAAAACAAAAGGTATTACTATACCTTTGATAATTCATTACTCTTTACTGAGAACATTCAGAACACTACACAAATATTTCCGCACTAAATCATAACGTCCGGTTTCTTCCGCGCCAGAACCGGACTCGCTGGCATGATGAAATATGTGTACCCGGTAACCCCGGTGTGCATCGTTTTTGATTATTCCCGCACACTCGCGCAGAAGGAGTTCCCCGTCGGGCTACGGTCTCTGTTAATACGGGAATACGGCGACGATACAGCGCATGATGTGTCAGGCTTGAATACCTTTATCCTTTAAAAGGGATATCAGTTAAGTTATCCCGTGTAGGGTATAAGCCATTATCAAAGCCACTCTGTAGGAAGTGCTTTTGTAATGGCAATAAAAAGCCCCGCGAATGCGAGGCTAAATCCTGGTATTTGTAATGACTGGCTCTTATCTCAACGCAGCCCCTTACCGCGCGCAAAATGCTCAATATCAAGCATCAGCAATGAGATGTTTAATCTGGATTCACTCCAGAAGTGAGCACCACCCTGTCTACAGAGCCAGATGTGAAGGATGATGAGTAAAATTATCGCTATCATCGAAGGCATTGCGTCCTGATGTACTCCTGCAGGTAGTTAACCTGCGCGGTTATCCTGTCGATTCCACTTCGGAGACGGTAATAATTGAGTTCAGCATCTGCTGTAAGTCTTGGGCTTTCTCCATCGCCCATGCTGCTGGCTCCGGTCTTTGACTTTGCACATGAGGCGGCGACTTGCAGCCGCTTACGCCCAGCAGAAACATCATCACGGAGACTTTCGATAGTCGCGTTAGCATCAGCAAGCTCCTTTGTATATCTGGCGTCGAGTTCTGCTACGTCACGTTGACGCTTCTGCATGTCAGCGATGATGGATGTGGCTTTGTCGCGCTGGGCTTTGTAGGCGATGGCGTTATCACGGTAATGATTAACAGCCCATAACAGGCAGACGATGATGCAGATAACCAGAGCGGAGATAATCGCGGTTACTCTGCTCATACCTCAATCTCTCTGACTGTTCCGCCAGCTTCTTTGAATTTTGCAATCAGGCTGTCAGCCTTATGCTCGAACTGGCCATAACCAGCCCCGGGCAATGAAGCCCAGATATTGCTGCAACGGTCGATTGCCTGACGAATATCACCGCGGTCAATCATCGGTAAAGCGCCACGCTCTTTAATCTGCTGCAGAGCTACAACGTCCTGGCTTTCTGGAGAAAAATCTTTCAGGCCAAGCTGTTTACGGTAAGCATCCCACCAGCGTGAAAGAAGCTGGTAACGTCCGGCGGCTGTTGACTTGAGTTTCGGGTTTAGCGTGACAAGTTTGCGAGGGTGATCGGAGTAATCAGTGAAGAGTTCACCACCAACAATAACGTCATAACCGTGGTTACGTGTCGGTTGTCGTCCGTTATCCGTTCCTTCTGACCAAGCCACCATATCGAGGAAAGCTTTACGCTGGGAATTTAGTACCTGCATAAATTACTCCTTAGAGCCACCAAATTTGTTACCGATTACTCGCATTGCAGCCCCACGAATAGCATCGACACCGATCAGCCCCACCCCACCACCAATGGCAACAGATAGTGATTTAGGCCATCCGACATACTCAAGAGCGGATGCAAAAGTCAGCGTCAGAGCGCCACAGAGTAGAATTTCGAGTGTTTTTCGCTTCCAGCCGCCACCACCGCCAAAATAGGCAATACGTAAACCAGCCATAACAATCGACATAATCACTGCGCCCAGCGGTGTGTCTCCACGCCACCAGCTCTGGACCAACTCCAGCCAGGTATTTGGGTTATGAGGCATTTGTAGTTATCTCTCACCTCGCCAATACAGGAGGTGCAAATTGAGGGAACATCATGTACCGCAAATCAGAAGCGGAAACGTAAAAGAGGCCGAGCCAATGGATAACTGCGGTATAGACCAGGCTCAACAAATAGCCGGGGCCAGAAACGACAAACCCGCTCGACGGCGGGTTTAAGCTGTGTGGCGAAGTGACCACTCTTAACACGATACAATAGTTTTTGCGTACGCGTTAGCATTTTTGATGGAAGTTAATGGTTGTTAATCTTATACTCAGTAAACAAAATTTATGCCGCCTTGAGCATGATGCGACATGAGGCACATGTTTGGATCTTCCTCGAAGATTCGTGCGGTAGCTATGCTCAAAATCCAATCAGCTCATAAAACATACTATGGGTTTTAAATGCTCATTCCAACATCTCTATCAAAACAACCAGTAATCGAAGCTGCTTTCGAAATGCGTTTTTCTAAAGAAACACAAATATCGGAAATAGTTCCAGGGTTTCTTTTTCACGCTCTAGGTTGTACAAAACCAGTAATTAGTTTACCACCCAGTCAAATACCTAAAAATGTTCGTGAGGGAGATGAACAATTACATTACGCAGTTGTCAGTCGCCTCGAAATCGAAGGGTACTATATTGGACTAAGTGACCATGGTGTTGTTGTATCCACCAGCACCAAATATCAAGGGTGGAGTCATTTTAGAGAAAAAATCATTCATGTATTAAATGAGCTTAACAAATTAAATTTAAATGACAACATCATCCGCTACTCATTAAAGTATGTAGATTTTTTCCCAAAAGAAGACGATTCTAATTTATTTGATAAGCTAAACGTCAGCTTAAATATGGCTGGCGAGTCTATGTCTAAT